GTTGTTGAAATAATTTAGCCAAGGACTAAATTCTTCCAATAAAGCAAACCCTTCTTGCCAAGTAAAAGTTTGTATCAACACTGGTGGACAAAAAGGCCCCTAATTCAACACTCGATGAATCATCAATTTGACATTGATCAATTGTTAAAGGCATTTCCATAATCTTACCAGAATCTGAATCAGCAAATGTTACATTTTCTTGAGAAATATGCGCATCTGCAGCGGAGTTATTAACATCGCTTGATTGGATACTATAAGTGTATATGGGTTGGTTCGACAGGAATCCACCTGTCGTCTCGGTGATATTACGCATATCACGCGCGTCGGCTTGTTTACTCGGACAGCCCACCTTATAATTGTTTTCAATTTATTTTAAAACAATATAGATAAATTAGTCTATATCGAGTTTGGTTAGTTATCAACTAACCCAGGAGAACCTGATTTTCTCTAACCGAGAAGGTGTTCCGAATTTTTCCTGAAATCCTCAACCAATGAAGGCCAAGTTGGGAAGGTAGTTTCCGTAACCCAGTATCGAAGATCTAATTTATCACACATTTCTATGAGTAAATTTCTCTTTTCATTGAATATATCTTCTCCATAGAAGAAATATTCTCTGATAGCTGACGATACAACAGCTATTGCCTGATGCTTAGGACTTATTGTTTTTGATGCTACCCAAATTAGTAACATCTTTTCGATTGAATCATGCTCCAAAGGAGCTAGATAACAATCAAGATCAACATTAAATTCCCATCTTCGCTTAAGAAAGGATGCATCTTTAATGTTTATATAAGGCACGCTCACTGCCTCTTTATCAGCCATAGTGTAACCTATACCAATTGTAGCGAAACAATTGGATATTGTAGTGTGGTTATACCATGGACAAGCCTTATTAATTGAACAAATATTATCATCACCATATGTCATAAGAGCAACATTCTTCTTAAAAGAAGTACTCTCTTTCATAGGGTTCAATACAAAATATGTATATCTCATATATAGACAATTAGCTATTCCATTAATAATAACAGTTAGTGGATGACCAGATGGGTTACTACCAAAAAATTGTATAAGATCTCCATTGAAATCCATAAGCGGATATGCAATATCTGCACTTATACCCATAACAATTTTAATGTCATCTTCAGAATAATTTCCTGAATCAGTTATGATTTTTATTATAATTTTAAAAGCAGCTTTGATCCAAACGGGTGCCATAGTTTTATCAAATTTGCGATAATCACCAGCAACAATTCTGTCCTCTCCATGCTGGGTTATATAGTAAAATAAACCATTCCATTCCAAGGATTGGGCTATGATACCGGGAGCTGATTCAAAAAGTTCACGCCTAGTTTGCACTAATCGTACAAAACTAAGCAAAAATTTTCTGACTATGAATGTAAAATCCAAAGGAGCACCAGAAAAAACACGAGTTTTCTTTGCAGATATTTTAGCAAATGTGACTGGTTCATCTTTCAAAGAGGCAGTGTAGATAGGGCAAGTTCGTTCACCATTAATATAGGTTTGTATAGATACATCTATACGGTCCAATATATTAGTGTCTAAAGCTACAGGATCATACAATTCGCCAATAGAAGGTATAGCATACATAAAGTATCGTTTACCTTTTTTCCAAGGCGAACCAGCACTTGTATTTCTATTGATTTTATCCACATAATTAACGCCCGGGGCGCCGTTAAGTGTTGTGATATCATCATATACATGCAACATATCATAGTCATCTGTAGTCAAACCTGCTGTTATGTCATCGTAAAATGATTTTGTAACAGATTCAACTATTCCATAATCTATATGCATATTTGGTTTAGTTAAATCGGACAAAGCTAAATACCAAGGTTCCCAGGATCGCATCTCAGGAACTCCGAATTTAAGCTTATATCCTTTATTAATCAAATAATCCTTCAAAATGGATGATTCGACACGACTCTTATGAGTGCCTCGAAATCCATCAAAAGATCCATAAACATCTGCTACACCACTATCTATAAAGCGTATATTAGCTTTATAATGTAATGGTCCAATAGATCTAGGATGATCAATAGCGGATATCTTAGGTTCTGATGATTGTATACACATCAAAGGATATTTAGCAATAACATCAGCAAAAAATTCGCGAGTCAAAGCTATAGAAACTACATTTTCATCTTCACCCATAATATGTATACCAACAGCTACAGGTCCCATAGCGGTCTGTGATATTAATAAAGCACCACAATCACCATCTACTGTGGGTTGTTTTATTTTACCACTCCAAACATTAGAAACAGCTGAAAGTTGAGGAATATTAGCGTTATCAACTCTCATAATACAATCAATAGTAGACGATGTTAGGGATCCATCTTTATTGCGCTTAACCAATGAACCATTAAATTTGGCTTTAAAATCCTTATTTGGTAAGAATTTAAATATGCCGCGTTTGGGTGGAATATTGGGCACAACAATAACACACAAATCTACATCAGGATATCTAGTAACTTGAGATGATGATAATTTCATATTAAAATTACCATTAATGTTACAAGAATGATTAGATGCCGTGATGCTCAACATGGTTTGATCATCAATCACTGGTATATTATGATTATTTGTAATATAAAGATTACCTTGCAAACATACTGCTTTTCCAATTCGAACGCCAGAATTCTTTGGAAGAGAGGTCTCAATATGCACACAATCTCTACCCATTAAAGCATTAATGTCAGCTAATGACATAGATGCCATTGATGTAGTTTGCGGAGACACATCAAAAGTGCTCAAAACATAGTTATCTGTATACCAAGTCTTACGTCCAAGTTTATCCTGAGAAGAAGGAGTAGGCTTAGAGTGATTGGCACCCTGGATTGATGATGTTACTGTTTTAG